CAAGTTTGTTTGCCTTTTTCAACCATTTTGGAAACAACGTTGTTTTTATAATATTCACTACGAGCAAACAAATTTCCATATTTTTCAATTTGATGTTTTTGAGAACATTCGACTTGTAACTTAACAGTCTTTTGTATATTATATTCTCTCAACCTTCTTCTTAATGTTCTTTCATGAATATTAAAATACTCAGCAGTTTCTTCGTTTGAATGATTTTCTATTATATAATATTGATATAATTCTTCCTTGTTTACTTTAATTTTTCTCCTCAAGTTACGTTGGTCTTTTGGTTTACTTATTCCATAAAAACGACAGTATCTACTAATTGTTGTTTCCGCAACATTAAAATAAACAGAGGTTTCCTCTAAAGTGTGATTTTGTACTATATAATAATCATACAGTTTTTGTTTGTTAATTTCCTTTGTTCTTAAAGCTCTTACCAGTTCTTCAGTTTTGTGTATATTATTCTTTTTTAAATCTCTCTCAATAATATATCTAGGTAAATTATAAATATTTGCTATTTCCTGTGCAGTTAAATTTTTGTCTAAATACAAATTTTTTAACTCATCAACAGAATATTCTCTTTTATACAATTTCATTTGTCTATCCCCTACTAGTTTTTATATAATATTGGTAATCTGAATAAAATAGGGGTATTCAGAAACGGTTTGCAACCCGCTGTCCCAATATATATATTAAAATTATTAACTTTCTTATACTCTCATATAAGTTTAGACTATATCTTACCCTATGCGGGTCTGCCCATTTTGATTTAATGGATTTACATTAAACTATTATCATTTAATAACCAACCTATTATATAGGCTCTACTCTACTCATTTACTCTTTTTAAAAAGATACTTTCGATAGTCGTTGAACGTTCCTCTATTCGAGGCTTCGCTGCTGATTGCCCAATTTTTATATTTTTCAACCTTCACGCTTATGCTTATTTCATCATTGCGTTGTGGTATATAAAACTTAAGGGGTTTCCAGCAATTAAAGCAGTTTTAACACAATTTAAGCTCCCGTGCTAATTACATTTCTGTAATAATTGACTTTGGTATCGTTAATCAATTAGGAGCGTAATATTTTCATAAGGAACAACCTTATCTCTTCCATTATACTCATACATCAACTCTCTAAGTCTTTGTACTTGTTCTTCTACCTTCATAGGACGTTTTGAACCGTCTCCATATGTTACAACAAGGTTTTCCATGTATACACATCTACCACATATTTGCTTAGTTTGATCCTGAAAGACATCCATAATTAACACAGGAGCATTATCGACTTTTGAAGCAGGGTCAAATGCTATAATATATTTATGTTTGCGTCCACCCCAAGAAATAACAGGCGCAACATTTTCTGTGTTTTGGAATATATCTGTTCTTGTAACAACAGCATCTTCTAAATTAAAGTGGTCAAAAATGTTATAGTATTCTCTATTTGCAGCAATTTCGTTTTCTCTCATTTTTCTATCGATTTCACTTTGAGATAACAATGGAGCTGTAGGTTTTCCATTTACTGTTGGATGCATAGGTATTTCACAACTTAAATCAGCTACGAAATATTTATCATCACCAGCCAACATTCTTTTTGTTCCCTCTTTATATTTTTTATAGAAATATGAATCTGTATCAGAAGCTGATCCAACATATAATCTAATATTAGGTATATCAATAGGATATACTTCTGCATCAAAATATCCACCAAGCTTAAATTCAGAAGTTTGAGACATATAAGGTTCAGTTACATCATATGTATCTGCAGATATGAAACCAGCTTCGTCGTAGACGTTTACATTAGAACGTTTACCACGAGCAGATCTTGAAGAACCTGCAACAGCTGTTATTTCAGAGCCATTTAATAACTTACATCTATTACCAGCTTTAGCATCATGTGTAAAACCATCACTATCACTTTTTGTTCTTTCTAACTCATCGATAAAAACGGTATTAGTTGTAACAATTGTTTTAATATTGTTAGTTGCAATATCTTCTAACTTACGAAATGAATCATTACAAGTAACCCAGTTCTCTGATATAATTCTTGTTTGTAATTTTGGAAATAATAAATTTCTTGCCATCAAAAAAAGACCTAATAAAAAGGTCTTTCCTGCGTTTCTTGAACAAGCGAGTACAACATACTCTTTTGTCCACATCTCTGAAATAAGCCATTTTTGATAATCAAGCAATGTTATTCCTAAAACTAACTCTATAAATTGGACAGGATTGCGTCTACCCCATTGAATTAGTTTAATGTATCTTTTCATTGCTTCATAGTCTCTGATTGTAACATTATTATCTGCTTTATTTTGATAGACACTAATCATCCTGTTGCACCCCCTTTTTAAGCATTGTTATATTTCATCAATATTATTTATTTTTAATTCACTCTTTAAAAACTCTTCTATTTCTTTTTCTGAAATGCCTTTCTTTTTGTAGTCAGCAGCAAGCTCATCCATTAAAGCTTGTTTTTTTATTTTTTCTTTAGCTAATCTTAGAGCTTCTGTTGCTTGTTTTACTTTTTTTTGAGCCTCTTTAACAATTTCAGCCTGTGCATTTAATATATCCGCATAATCTGTTTTTGTTAATGCAACCTGATTTAACTGTGCTTTCATACTGATATTGGCAACTTCTTCTATGGAATTTGAAGTGGCTATATCATAAAAATTAGTAACACCCTCGTCTATTCCTCTTTCTTCTATTTGAACCATAACATCTGACAACATTCCTCTTCCATTTGAGCCAATACCCTTTACAGTGAAATTATTTTTCTCAGCTGTTTGGTTTATATTAGCCTGTATCTTGGAAATTAATGTTAAATACTGGTCTAGTTGTTTTTGTGTTTCTTCGCTTATATCCCCATTGGCGGTTATTTCTGCAACTTTTCTTTGGTATTTTTCAATATTACCATAAGAACGAACAATGGATATTGCTGCTTTTTGTTTTGCAACATCTTTTCTCATGGCCTCATTTGACATACCAGCTAAATCTCTATAAAGCTGAGGCTTATCAGATTCTGATTCTCCTGCAAATGGATCATACGCAAAAACATCAATAACAACTTGTCTATTCTTCTTATCATCTTCAGACAAAGTGTCCATATATTCTTTTTTACTGTAAATTTTTTCAAAGTTGTCATAAACTATTTGGTCAAAAAAAGTTAATTCTTTATATTTGTCTATAGACCTTAAAGAATTAATATAAATTTCAGGCATTTCTTTTCTTAGCTCTTCATCATTCTTTTGTATTCTTGAAAAAACTATGGATACAAAAGGAATATTATTTTTAAAACAATATTCAAAAAGGGCTCTAGAATGAGCCCCTTCATATTTTTCTAATATTTCATTATATTCTTTGTTTGCTTCTGAACGATTATCTTCTTCTTGAGTGTTATCGTTCTGTAATTCGACTACTTCTTCTTCCATAATCGTCCCTCCTGCTACTTCATATATTACTTAATATTTAAATTAATGTGATTTACAGATTCAATACCATCGCTAATAATTATTAATGTTTGTTCTGCAACTCCATATAATCTCTTTGACTGAGCAAAATTATCTGCACCACAGATACTACTGTTTACAAATACTTTCGCACCTTGAAAGGATTTCATTTTTGATTCATGAAAATGTCCTACACATACATAGTCTACATATCCTCTAATAGCGCCCATAAAACCCTGCACAATCGTGTTTATATTTTCCCTATGACCATGCGCAAACATTACCTTTTTTCCATTTGTTAACTCAAACAAACCTAAATCAACATCTAAATTATCATGACAAAATTGAATATTACTATCTTTTAATCTTGCTTCTAAATAGAAATCAATTAGTCTAAAATAATTTTCTTTTTCAATATTTTCTTTAAAATTAGGTGTTACACGGCTGTGATTATCTGAACAAGAACGGTAAACTACTTCAGGTGCAGCTTCTTGTAATTTATTTAAAGCTTCGCTCATAATTTCTGATGCTATCATAACTTGTCCAATAACATCTTCGTTATTTTCAATTCTTGCTGTGGTTCTTAAATTGCCATTAATTAAATCTCCAAGATTTAAAATATTGAGTCTCTTAACATTATTTTTTCTACAAAGATAAATTGTGTCCTCTACATACTTAGCAACTCTTTTTTTTGCAATTTCAGTATTATAAATATTGAAAAAATTATTTA